TTGCCGCCTTTATCGTGGGTTCGCCTGCTATTGCATCCCGAATAAGGTAATACATTGAAAGCAACTTCAACAATTCAGGACGAATAAACGATACATTGGCAGCCATGATTCAATTCCTTTAAGTTGGCATTACAAGCTTATATTTCACAGCCGCTTTATTCGCGCCCTTCAATACACGATAGCGCACCATATCATAAACATGATCTTCGGCGCTTGTGTCTACGTCATCAATCTTCTTTTCGTCGCGTGGCAGCGTATGAAGCAAGTCAACGCTTGCAAGACAATTCGACATAAAGTATATCGCCGGACCTTCGCCATTGATAGATGCTTCCAAGCGATCCCGCAAAAGCTGCAAACCTATGACGCGCGAACCGGGCGACTTGTCAGATTCAGTCCAGCGCACACCTTTTTTCGACATTAACTTTTCAGTCGTATCAAGTTCAGCATCAATCACTTGTCGAATTCGATTATCTGCCGGACCGGGCCACGGTTGCGAATGAATCCAGCCATTAGCCATCATTGAAATTTCACGATCAATAATGCCTTGTGCAATGTTTGAAGCCGACATTTTAAGGCCGGTATTCGGTATCCATTCGTTCCTTTGATCTTTTGCACAACCGTACCATTCAAATATCTGAACCAATGAACCCGGTTGCGGACAAAAAACATATTCAGTTCCGTCCGAAAGAATTATCGTTGCTTCGGTACCGTCAGCTTCGGCCCACCAGCCCACACTAAACGGATGCGAACTGCCGTCATCATAGGTGCGATCAAGATGCCAGCTTGACGGTACTACAAAACGCGGAACGACATGAATATGAGAAGTCCAAAGATCATCAATCGCACCGCCGGCCGTAACATCCCAATCACCATAAAGCCATGCCTTCCGTAAGTTCGGGTCTTTGATGCTTTCAAGTTCGGCAATATACGAAGCCGGCAGATAAGGATTTTCCTTATAAGAACCGAAAATCGCAATCTGTGTTATTATGTGCGTTTCTTCTTGTTTCGTCGCCGGATTATAAATTTGAATAGAGCGACGAACTACAGTGCCGCGCGGGGCGACACTAATAAAACGACGCTTAACCCAATTATGACCGGGGCCGCTTGGGTTCGTTGTGCTAAAAACTTCACACTTAATTAAAGGAAGCGGCTTCCCGTCTTTCGTTAAATAGTTTCCTTTCGAATCTTTTGGCGTGTCGTTTACCGGGTCAAAAGTTACACGATTGACTGACATGAACGTGTCATAAAGATCAGCGTTCGGATGCTTTGTTAATTCGTTCCATCCGATAAACGGATATTCGTGGCCGTGAAAACCGCCGTAATCTGATTTTTTCTTTACATGTCGAAATAGTAATTCTTCGCCTGACGGCCAAACCCATTTATACTGTGACGCTGATTCAAGAAACTTGCCGCCATCTTTTAATTTTCCATTATCGCCAAACCATTTTTTAGATTCGGAAACAAGGCCGGCCAAGTTATCAAACTCAAGATCAAAGATTACACCGCGCCAAAATTTACCGTAACCTTTGCCGACGTTACGATAATACTTCATCAACTGCGTTAAAGTCTTGCCCGGACCGCGCGCGCCCTCATAAAGGGTATGCGCAGCGTGCGAGCAAAGCGCGATAGTCTGCGAGCCTGCAAGCGGTTTGAAAACTACTTCAACAGGCGGCGACTTCGGTTCAATGGCGACTGCGGGCATTTTCTAAAAGTTCCCGCTGTTGTTTTGAAGCTGCCGCTTCCCAATCTTCTTCGCTTCCGAAAACTGGAACTTCAACAACACGATGCACAATGTTATTTACATTTACGTTAGTTTGCGGCTTTTCAATAAAACCGCGAACGTCAGCATAAAGCTTCGCAAGCTTTGCGTATTCTTCGGGAGTCGGCGGAACAACAGCACCGTTCGGATAGATCGTGCCGCGCATTCGCTGTTCAATATCTTGTAAAAATTCACGCTTCGACAATAGAAACGAATCTACGTCTTCGGCAGAAAGACGTAGTTTTTCAGCTTTTACTTCATCATCGTTCGGCCAATTGCTTGCTACCCATAAAGCGCGGTTTGTGTTGTTCGGAAACAACACAAGCGCGGCCTTGAACGGTTCACGCTCGCGCAACAGCAAAGCCGCATAAGCGGCTTTTTCTTTGGATTCTGATTCATTTTGATCGGTCATTGCTGCGGCCTAGTGCATAGTCTGCGTTCACTATACCGCATTATTTAGACTTGTGACAGTGCGCCGAAAAAGCCCGATTGTGGGCTAGTATTTGCGCCGCCGTGCCGCGCGATATTGTGCCGTCTTTAATCAAATCTGTTTCTTTGATAGTTAGCAATATCGGCTTAACCCAATCACAAGCCGTATCAATTACAACAGGTTTTTGCTGTACAGCTTGACCAACACTATTCGGAACGGGTCCAGTTATCCCGCAACTCATTAGCAACAGCATCGGAATCAAGCTGATTAACTTTAGCAATTTCATCGGCAGCACCTTTTGCAGCTTCAACGCGAACTTTTGCGCCTTCATTCGCTTCGTTAATCTGACGAACAGCGATCGCTTCGTTAGTTTTTATTTGGTCATTTGCGTTTTTCTGGGCGGCATCCGCTTTACCTTTTGCTTTGCCCACACTTAGGGCAGCTAACACAGCAACGACGATTGCACCGGCCGCCGAAATAAAACTGCCGAAGCGCGACCATATCGCAGAAAGTACGGTCATCATTTTCAAATTCCTATTTAATGCGACCTTGCCAACCATTTTCAAACCGTTCTTGCGTTTTGTCTCGTTCTGCAATTTCAATGTAAAAAACACGACGAAGGGATTGCACCATATCCAATAGGTAGCGCATGCCGTCAGCACCGCGCCGCACGGCAAACTTGTTCAGGGCAGCCAACGACAGGGCGCCTAGCACGCCATCGGCGGCAATGTCGGGGTAGTCAGCCCCTTGTGTGTTCAGGACGTTCAGCGCCCGCTGTAGCGCCTGCGCGGGCCGTGCCGGGCCTGACGTTACGCCCCAATCGAACATTTCAAACGCCAGTGCTGCGCTTACGTTGAAAATCTTGTCGAAGCTCGGCGCGATCCAATATCGCTTTGCATACAGTTCGACAGCCTGTTCATTGGTCGAATCTGCTACATTGGTCGGCCAACTCGGTTCGCGGAAAGCGGCCCAAGTAGCTTGAGTTATGCCCCATTTCGTGAGTCCGCCACGGTCGGCCGGATCGTTCGTAACCTTTGCGCCGCCTTCGGCCGCAATGGTTTCGTCAATCTTTGCGCGGACTGTCTGAGGAAGTTTCATTATTGATTAATTTCTTTTGCTTAAAAAGCCTTGCCAATACACCGGCAATTATAATTGCAATCGGAATCCATTTTGCCCATTCAGCAGGAAAGTACGTTTTTAGATCGCCGGGAATGCTATTCCAAACATCAATCATTATTTCTGGAAATGCAAAGAATGCAGAAAGAATTGCGGACCCAATAAGCGAAAGGCGCACCGACCAAAACCGATACGCCTTTTTCCATTCTTCAATCAATTCTAATTTTTTAATCATAGCTTGTCAGCCTTCTTATCAATCTTATCTTCAATTCGATCAAGTTTCATAAAAAGCGCCGTCATGCTTTTATCCATGTCATCACGTTTCACATATTGACCTGCAACAAGAACTTCAATGTTGCCGACTTTTTCAGCTAACTTTGAATCCTGACTTCTCAATTCTTGCAACGATTGCCACATTACGCGCATGAACCATCCACCCAAAACGCCTATAATTGCGACAGATAGATTAAAAAATTGTTGTGAATCCATTGTTCAGCCAATTTGAAGTTTCATTCACAGCACGGCCGAAAGTGTACAACAGGCTTAAGCCGAACACAAAAAAAGCCCCGGCCTTCAAAAGACCGGGGCTTTCCCGTTCCGGCGGCCCGTAGGCCGTGCCGGTGACTTACTCGGTACGCCAGATTCGCGCGCCGCCTTCTACAGCCCGAACCACGAAGGTGCGAGTATTGCGGGTGACGGGCACCTGTTCACCCTTGCGGTTCGTCTTGAACTGACCTTCCACAACGACAGCGTAACGCGCGTTCGCACTGGAAACGGTCGATGCCAACGACTTGGCAGCCTTCGGCCGTTCCGTGGTGTTCGGCACGAAAAAGGACTGACCGACCGCCAGCGAGGCGAACGGGTAGGTATTGCCACCACGGCCACGGCCACGGCCCGAAACGGCCGGCAGGGGCACATTGTCTTCAACGGCAAAGGACGAAGCAACCGGGGTTGCGGCGGTTTCGGTAGTCATGTCAGATACTCCTTCGGTAGGTTGATTGATCTTCAAGCGAACAGCGATATTACCGGCCGCGTCCTTGATGCTGTCGTTCGTTTCGACCAATCCTTCGGCAACGAACGGCGCCACTTCGGCGGCAGGGGCATAGACGAAACCGTCAGGCGAGGCGGCAATAGCGGCCGACAAAGCCTGAAAAGCTGCGGTCAACTTCTTGGTCAGGGCCATTTTTCAAACTCCTTTCAAGGTTTAAGCACGTCACAACATAGCGACAG